ATCTGCCATTACATACTACTATGAAGAAGCAGCAATAGTACCAGTACAAAGGTTAGCAGGAGTAAGCTCCATAGCTGAGAAGCTAAGAGTATATCCGCTTAAATCTCCCATTGCAGCACCAGTAACAATAGTGCCTCCTGTTACGTCAGCACCATGCTCTCTTCCTACTAAGAAGAAGTTTCCATTGTAGTCTTCTACTACAATACGAGGTCTTCCCCAAGCAAGAAGTTTTACTTGATAGTTATCTTCCTTAGATAGTTTAGGTAAGGTTAGTTGTAACACCTGCTCGAAAGCAACTGTTCCGTTCTCTCTTGACGCTTGGATGTTTGTAGTAAGTGATGAAGTTCCTTTTAGTTCATACTTATAGTTCGTAGCATCCCAAGTGGCATCAAAAGCAACTGTGTCTTCAGAACCAGCAGTCTCTACAAGTGGAATAGAAGCAGCAGCATCATAATTGATGAAGTACACATTCTTTAATCCACCTACGGAGTCTCTACATGGTAATGTTCTTCCAGTGTCGATTGTACAAGGCATATTTATATTTTTTATATTAAAAAAGGGTAGGTAGGCTCTAAGGCTTACCTACCCCTTTTCAGTTAAACAATTATTTATTATGCAAGAGTTAATAAGGCAAGGTCAGAACCGATACCATATTGTACACCTGCAGTAAAACGCATGATTACACGAACGTTTTGTGAACCGTCAAGGTCTCCCATGTCGATTACTTTAACTTCGTTGTGGTCAGATAATAGACCAGTACCGAAGTAAAGGTTTGAAGCCTCACCAGCTACGATGTGGTCAGATGGCATACCTGGAGCAAGCTGAACTTTGATTCCTTCGAATGAAAGAGCGTTACCCATGTTATACCAAAGTGATCCTTGAGCGTTAACCCCAGCAGCACCTTGACCTGAAGAAGCAAATCCACCTAAAGCACGAACGTAAGCTTGGAAAGCTACAGTTGGAACATAGATAGTTAAGTCTTCTTTACCATAAACTGCAGAAGGAAGAGCGTCTACTACGTTTCCTAATAGAGTAACGATGTTAGAAGAAGTGAATGAAGTTTCAGATCCGTTAGCAGCATCGTTTACGTCAGCATCAGCAGCCATAAGAACTGTGAAACCGTCAAACTCACCTGCAGTAGCGTTAACACCACCCCAAATGTTCTGCTCAGTTTTCTCAGCTACTTTACCAGCTACATGAGCGATAAGGAAGTCAGCGAAGTTTGGAGGAAGTTGGTCGAAAGTAGAGATTCCCATTTGTACAGCCTCCCAGTCAGAACGGAAGTCTTTTTTACAAAGTTCTACGTTTACTTGGAACTCCTCAGGCTGAATGATACGCTCTGTTAAAGTAACGCTTCCTGTGTCTGCGAAGTCACATCCTGCATTAGCAATAAGTCCAGAAGTAGCCACTTTCTTGATGACTTCTTTGTACTTGATGTTTGGTTTGATGCTGATAGCACCATCATTCAGGGTCTTACCTGAAAGTAGCGCAGCCGAGATATACTGATTTGCAAACTGGCCCGCATAAGTTGTTGTGATTGAAGTTGTAGTTGCCATTTTTATTTAAATAAATTACTTGTTAAACATTTTAGCATAGACATTAGCCATTGTGTTGCGTGGCTTATTGCCTGCAAATAGCTGTCTTTGTACTGTTGGTTCTACTTCAGGAGAGTGAGAGATTGGCTCTGCAGCTGGCTCTTGAGCAGATAGTTCTTCTTTTGCAAGCTCTTCGGTTGGAACCTCAACTTGCTCTTGCATCTCTTCAGAGATTAATTTCTCAGCTAATGCATCATACATAGCTTTGATTTCAGCGATAGCACTTTCGAAGTCAGACTTACTAACATATTCTACTTCTACTACCTCTTTTTCTTCCATGTCGTCTTCAGCCATTTCTTCTTGACCTAACTCGACTGGTTCGTTTACTTCTACTTCTTCAGCAGCAAGTTCAACTTGCTCTTCAGCAGGCTCAACTTGTGGCTCCTCAGCAGAAAGAAGGACAGACTTTAGTTTGTCCACGATTTCAGTTGCTTTCATAAATACTTAATTTATATTTGGTTAACTATTGATTAAACATTCTGTTGTATTTTCAGTATAAACTTCCAATACCTTGATTTATCATACGGCCTTTACAACACTTTCTACTATAGGTATTTCCTTTAGAACATAAGCAAGCCCTTCGGTTTTCCTTCGGGCTTGTTCTGCTCCATCTTTCTCCATAAGGTGATCTACGCATAGCTTTGTACTTTAGATATGAAAAAGATAATATCCCATACTTGAGCAGTACCTCCTGTAGCTGTAATCTTCCATTGACTACCGTTACTTACAAAGTCTTCTGTTGCATAGTATTGAAATACTTGATGAAACTCGTGTGCTACATCATTACCTTTTGGGAATGGTATATCAACTCCTACTCGCTCATAAGGTGTTCCGTTTACTGAATCTAATTGAAGTCTAAGGAATGTCTGATTAGCATTTGCAGCACTACATTTAAAAACTACAGTAGCCATATACAAATCATTCTCGTTATCAGCTAACACCTTTTGAGTACTTGAATTGTAATAGTCAATTCCTGTATAGCTTCTATATACACTTGCCCCATTATTAGGAAGTACTACTTCTGTGTCTAATGCAAGAGATAATTTACTCGCTGAGGTGTATTGTCCATCATCGTATCTTGTCCATCCAAGACCTGAACCTACTCCACTTTGAGGATATAACTTTACCCACTCGCCATTCCATACAGTCCATACTCCTGCAGCGGTAGTTACATAAGCACCTTCTTCGATATTATAATACAGACGTTCTTCCTCTGTATTTATATCGGCTTTTGTTCTGTAAGATGTGTTAAATACGTCTGCCATTATCTGCCTTATCCTCTATATTTCTTCTTATATAATTTAGATATCTTTAATGAACTTGATTTAGTTTTAGCTCCTATTCCTTTTCTGTTCACCTTAGGCTTATCAGCCTTTATGTGAGCCGTCTGTTTGGCCATTATTTTTTAACACAATTAGGAACTCGTTTGCCATCTTTCATTTTCCATCCGTCTTGCTTATAACCTTCCCAACACAAGCTTGTCATGTCTGTGTGTTGAAAGCAAGGCATATACCATTCTCTGCCATCAAGTTCGTGAGTGTGATAACCTTCACACTTAATGTCTTTAGCAGCTAATTCAGCTGCAGCTACTGTTGAATAGGCGAGTCTGCCATCTATAATGGCAAGATCGCCCATAATAGCCACCTTATCCTCATTTAGGCTTAACTCATCAAGTCCTTTTAACTTAGACTCTACCCAATTCTTCATTGACTTACCGCCCCAAAGAAGATAGCTTATTGTACCGCAAGCCTCGGGCTTTGCTGGGTCGTAGTATGCTTCTGCTCTGCTTAGGTAACTGTAAATTCTCTTCAAGGTTGGTACTGTGAATTTCTCTTTCCTTGCGAGCTGTTGCGCTCTTACTTTCCCTACTTGAGTTGCGCATTTATTACCTAATTCCTTATTGCGTTTGATACCTAATTTAGCGTTGTTAGAAGCACTCTCAGGATAACCTCCATAAGATTCTAATTGTACTTCCTCTTCCAAAGCAGCTACTGCTTCTAAAAGAGCATATTCCGCTTGTAGTTCCTCAAAGCAATCTGAGCAAAGGTCTTCTTCCACAGATTCTTTAGGTCTATTAGTGTTATCACTAAAATAGCCCTCAATAGAAAAACCTTTAACTTTACCACTCTTAACAAACTCTTGCCAAACTTCTTCATTGTTTACT